TGCCCTATCTGACAAACGAATAAGATAGAGGCTACAAAGATCATACCGAATACGAATAACGAATAAGGCGAGATGCCAGTCATGTTAGCTCCATTGGTAGTGCTAGTGTCCGCGATAGTTGTGTAACAACTAGCGCCATATGGTAACGGGCGATTGTATCTGCCAAGGTTGTCAACCTCTTCTAAACGTCCATCCCATTGATCCCCGACATATGCCAGTGAGCAACAGAACGAACCAAGCAAACACAATTCTTTGAGCGCAATCTAAGGGATCAACCTTGGCCAGTTCACGGGGTTCCCACCCGTTTCACCCATTAGCCTTGTGTTGCTTGCAAACACAATGAACCGCTAACAGTCTGTCACCTACGCTTGGTCATACACTCCTGCAATCCGATCCGCCATTGCACAACCTATCTACTTCGCCACATATCTCCCTACGGTCATCTCCGCTTGGGCCTTAGTGTGGTTTTTCGTTAGGGCATTTTCCATGCCTTCAACGTAATCAGATGCTTTTCCGTCCCTAGTCCCGTTCTTATGGCCCTTGCCTAATGGCATCGAGGCGACGGAGAGGCGGTAGAGCTTCCTACCTGTCCCGTTAGCATATGACGCTAACGTTCAGATCATTTCCGATCCGATGACCAGACAATGTCACAGGGTTGGATTGGTTGCAACAGAAAAATGCACATTAGGCCAATTATTTTGTGTTTCCCATATAATTCAGGGGCTTAGCATCACATAACGCCAAACATTCCCTTGACCATGTGGAAAACGGGCACGCGAATAGAGCATGATGGATGATATGTCAAGGCCAATGATGATGGTTATGCACCTTTATTCGTACATCGTTACATCGTTATATAAGCAATGACTTATGAGACAGGTGCCGTAGGCGTAGATAAGAGCTGAAAGCTCAACAACATCAATAACTTAGCGTGTGATGAGGAGATGGATCAATGCCCGTAGGTGCATTGTCCTAGCTCCGAGGAACGTTGTCTCACCGTAGGAATACATTCCGAAGGGGGTAGCGGGGGTGTAGGGGGTGTGATGTGGTGTGCATTACACCTCTTCAATTTCTCCAGGAAATGTTGAGAGTTGAGAACGAACAAGAAATTCCTTGGCCGCATGAGACAATTTTATAGAAGGAAACCAAATGGCAACAAATATCTCTCTACTGAACTCTACTAGTACAAATAACATTAATACCAACTTTCAGAGAGTGGCAACAGCTCTAGCTAACACTCTAGGTCGTGACGGCACTGCACCAAATCAGATGAATGCAGATTTGGATTTGAATAGCCACGATCTTCTTAACGTTGGAAACATCTCTGCTCAAGATATTACAGTGGGTGGTCAATCCATCAGCGGTTCAATAGAACAAGCTGTAGATGCTGCTACTATAGCTGTTGATAGTGCTCTAGCTGCAGATGCTAGTGCTGATGCATCTGCGTCTAGTGCCAGTCTTAGTGCTATTAGTGAGGCTGGAGCTAATGCTGCTAGGGAAGCTACAGAAGCTCTCCTTGAAGCTGCTGACCTTCCACCTATTGTTCCTAACTCTATGTTGGTAGACAATGCTTCTGGAACGGCTAGAGAAACTAAAACATTTGCACAAATTAAAACCCTCCTCAATATTCCTTCCCCCATCACCCTCCCTTACATCTTGGCATGGGAAAATGGTGTTCCTGGGGATGGTAGTGACCAAACTGTAGCTCTACAAGCATTGATTGATAGTTTACCACAAACAGGTTTCGTTGGTGGTACTATTCTGTTGAAAGGTGATGTTAGGTTCACACAACTCAATCTGTCAGGTAAAAGATATATTCATCTTGAAGGTATTGGTAGTATTGGTTCATCCATCTCAGCTACCTATCTTAGAAGTGCATATGCAGGTAGTGGTGCTATTATTGATGTGACAGGATCAATTGGTATTAAAATCTCTAACATGTATCTCAATCAGACAGATACCACTACATTCTCTGGTTCGTTAATCAAATGTGGAGTTGTTTCTAGTTCTACAAATTACCTTACTCTAGAGAACATGGTGATTGCTCTTCAGTCTCCAGCAACTACTAGTTATGGTGTAAATCTGAATGGATCGAGTCACTTCTCTATTCGTCAAGTCAGTTTCCGAGGTGCTGGTCTTGGTATGTATATTATTGGTACGACTGGTACAGGTGTAAATGATTATTCAACAGTTGGTACAATCAGTGAATGTACTTTCAATCCTGTAAGTCAATATCCTGTTCGTTATCCAGATGAATATTGGGTGATTAAAGAATGTAACTTCCAAGCAGGGAATGCAGATGGTGTAGGTCGTGCTATTCAAGGAAGTAGCACTTTCAGATTCAAAGGATTTGCATTTAATAACAATTCTTGTTATGATGTGTTAGTCGGCTCTGCAGGGGTGTGGGTGTCCAATATGTTCGGAACGAACCTAGAAGTGAGAGGTAATCTTTTTGGGGCACAAACCAGTCAGATTGGTGTTGTATTATCAGGCACTCAGGGATTTGAGATAGCTAATAATAATCAAGGTGCTGGCACTACTATGATTTCGTGTGCTCTTGATGGAGCAACAAAAGTAGCTGGTGGACTTATTACTGCCAACCTCACTAATAACTGCAGCTTGGTTGGTTCTTCTGCAAATATGGAATTAACCACTGTTGATTCTTTCGGTAATATTCATACAGGTACAGGTACAAACTTTTTCAATAGGGCTACAGCATGATAGATAAAGCTAAACTTAAAGATACAATGGGGAGGCCCTTAACACAAGGGCTCTTCCTAGAATTTAATTATGACACAACCTATGCTGTCTATTCGTTAAAGGACGAAGACAATGATTTCAGAGGTACAGTCTATCCTTCGTTAAAGAAGCTATTCCTTGCAGAAGATGATCCCACCGAATACACCTTTGCTAAGAAGCACCTACTCGGTTGGCAACACTGGCAACGTATGAACGAAAACAAGCAACTCAAAGAACACTTTGATGAGTGGCGTGAAGAGTTTGAAGTTAAGATTCGTTCTGAAGGTATTCGTGCTATTGTAGACATGACTGCTGATGGTTCCAACTTTCAAGCTGCCAAGTGGCTAGCTGACAAGGGTTGGGATAAGCGTGGTGCTGGTCGTCCCTCTAAGCAGGAGATTGATCGTCATAAGCGTGTTAATGAACGTCTCAGTAATGATTTCGATATTGATGCCGAGCGTTTGAATATTATTGATTTAGAAGCTAAGAGGAAATAATGGACAATTGGCTAAACACTCCTGACAGTCAGCTCCCGGAATGGCTGAAGGATGCTAAGGCCATCTTGAAAAAGATGCCTGACCGGGCTCTAGAAATCCGACAAAGGGGTAAGGATGATCTTTACTTCTTCGCTCGTCTAGTTAATCCGGGATATATGTACGGTGAGGTCCATCGAGAAATCTTTCGGTGGATGCAAGACTACAATCTATTCGGACAAGGGGAAGCACTGTCGAGCAATAAGCTCATTATGCTTCCTCGTGCCCATCTTAAAAGCCATATGATTGCTACTTGGGGTGCTTGGATTATCACTCGTCATCCTGAGATTACCATGCTCTATGTCTCGGCAACAGCCGAACTAGCAGAAACTCAGCTTTATGCTATTCAGAATATTCTTGATAGTTCCACCTATCGTCGTTACTATCCCGAATATATCAATCCTCAAGAGGGCCTGCGGGAGAAGTGGTCAGTAAAAAAGCTTATGGTAGATCATCCTGCTCGTTCTGAGCAAGGTATTCGTGATGCTACAGTTGCTACCGCTGGTTTGACCACTAACACTACTGGATGGCATGCTGATGTTATCCTAGCTGACGACTTGGTGGTGCCTGAGAATGCTTACACTGAAGATGGTCGTGAGGCTGTTAGTAAGAAGGCTTCTCAGTTCACCTCTATTCGTAATGCTGGTGGCTTTACACTGGCTGCTGGTACTCGTTATCATCCTAACGATCAGTATGCTACATGGAAACTACAGACCTATCCTGTATATAATGAAGAAGGGGAACAGACTGATGTTCTTCCTGTTTGGGATATTAAGGAATATGTCGTAGAGACTGATGGCGTATTCTTATGGCCTCGTACTGTACGTGGTAGTGATGGTAAAGCATTTGGTTTTGATATGAATGTTCTTTCTCGTATTAAGGCAGAATATACAGACACCACTCAGTTCTATGCTCAGTATTACAATGATCCGAATGATCCTTCGTCCAATCGTATTGATCGAAGCAAGTTCAAGTATTACAACCCCAGACTCCTTCGTCTAGAAGGTGGAAGATGGAATTACAATGGAAATAAGCTTAATATCTATGCTGCAGTTGACTTTGCATTCTCTCTTAATCGTGGGGCTGACTGGACTGCTATTGTTGTCATTGGGATTGATGCCGACGGTAACATCTATGTCCTCGATATTGATAGATTCAAGACAAAGAAAATCATTGACTATTTCGAGTCGATAGCTCGTCTTCATTCCAAATGGAAATTTCAGAAGATGCAAGCTGAAGTTACTGTAGCTCAGATCGTTATTGTTGAAGCTATTAAGGACTACATTAAACAACGTGGTCTAACTCTTTCCATTGTGGAATATCGTCCTTCTAAACAGGAAGGGAGTAAGGAACAACGTATTGCTGCAGCTCTTGAGCCACGGTATGACGATGATAAGGTCTGGCACTATGAAGGCGGCTGGATCGGTATTCTAGAAGAGGAGTTAGTTCAGGCACGTCCTGCTCACGACGATATTAAAGACGCTCTAGCATCGGCTGTAACTATCGCCGTAAAGCCACAGAGAAGCTCAGGGAGTGCCATTAAGGACCTCTTGGGTATGACCACACCTAAAAGCCGCTTTGGAGGATTTTACGCAGCATGAGTGATAAAGTTTGTTTTGGTTGTGGTAAAGAACTAAATACTACGATGTATTGGCGTAAGTGGTGTAGTAAAGAATGCCATAAGGAAAATTATTATAGACTTAGTACTCTCAACCCATATTGGAGGTTAAATAAGCTTTGCCATTTTGCCAAGAATAGGGCGAAAACTAAAGAGTTAGCTTTCAATATAGATGGTGAATATATGTCTAAACTTTGGGATGAGCAAAAAGGTAAGTGCTCTGTGTCAGGTATAGATTTAGATTTATCAAAAAGTGATCTTTATTCTGCCAACCCCTATTCTCCATCAATTGATAGAATAATTCCATCTAAAGGTTATATTAAAGGTAATGTTAGAATAGTTTGTTACCAAGTTAATGTAGCTCTTTCAGAATATGGAGAAGATCAATTATTGAAAATGTGCAGAGCAATTGCTTCTATGCCGCTTAGAAAGGAATCTACATATGTCTGATGCCGTAGCACAGATTCAAACGGTTCTAGGAGCCGATAAAGAAAGTCGATGGGTTATGTCCATTTGGGATAAGTATCAGTCTCAGCGAGGGTCTAAGCTATCCGACTGGAATGAGCTAAAGCAATATCTATTTGCCACTGACACACAGAGTACAGCTAATCGTGGACTTCCTTGGAAGAATACTACCACCCTTCCTAAGCTTACACAAATCCGTGACAATCTGCATTCCAACTATAAGGCTTCGCTCTTCCCTAATGATAAATGGCTTAGCTGGCAGGCTTATACGAAGGACAGTGCTAAGATTGAGAAGGCTCGTACCATCACCTCCTACATTGAGAATAAGGCCCGACAGAGTGGGTTTGAAACTGAATGTAGTAAGTTGATTCTCGACTACATTGATTATGGTAATGCCTTCGGTATGGTGACATACGAACGTAGGATTAAGAAGGAAGGGAATGGGGATCAGGTCTCGCAATACATTGGCCCTCGTCTTATTCGTATTAGTCCTGAGGATATTGTCTTCAATCCTCTAGCTACGAGCTTCCAAGACAGCTTCAAGATTGTTCGGTCTACCACCACTATTGGAGAGCTTGTTAAACGAGCACAGACCAACCCTGACGACTCTTATCTGATGGGAGTAGTGGAGAACCGTAATCGTATTCGAGAGCTGCTATCGGGCTTCTCCAAGGACGAATGGCAGAAGGCTACACAATACCAGATTGATGGCTTTGGTAGCTTGTGGGAATACTACAACGGAAGCTATGTTGAACTCTTAGAGTTTTATGGAGATTACTACGATGAGGAAACCGGAGACCTCCAACTCAATAGACTCATTACGATTGCAGATAGAAGCAAGGTCCTCCGCAACGAAGAAATACCAACTTATTCTGGCCGTGCTCCTATTCATCATGTCGGTTGGCGGGTGCGTCCTGATAATCTGTGGGCTATGGGGCCATTAGACAATTTAGTTGGTATGCAATATCGCATTGACCATCTAGAGAATCTTAAAGCTGACGCTATGGACCTTACAGTTCATCCTCCTCTCAAAATCATTGGTGAGGTGGAAGAGTTTGTATGGGGTCCGGGTGTTCCTATTCACATT